GTGCTGCGATGCGCTCATCTGTCGGTGCTGCGGTGGAGAGCGGCAATCGCATGTCGGCGATGGAAGCTGCCGAGGCGCGCTTTATGGATAAAAACATGGCAATGGGTGGCGGCGTCAAGAAGGCAATGCATGGCGGAGCCGTCAAGAAGGCAATGGGCGGAGCCGTCAAGAAGGCAATGGGCAAGAAGGACTGCTGAACCGTTACAAGGCGCGCCTTGCCGCAAGGCGGCGCATCTTATATACTGATCTTTATAGAGATGCTTGCCCGCGCTGGTTAGCTACTGCCTGACAAAGCGAGCATCTTAATATGGCGTTTTCTAACACCGTTTCGCAGACGACCTTTACCACGCGCCGCGTGATCGAGAACGCTGCACGCCGCTGCAAGATACCGCCACAATCGCTAACCGCTGAACACATCGATGTAGCCAGCGACCAACTTTATCTATTGCTGTCCGACCTTTCGAATCGCGGCATTCAACTGTGGTGCATTGAAAAACAGATATACCCGCTCTATGACGGCGTCGGGGATCTTGTCACCACGGCGGGAACCGTTGATGTTTTAAACAGCAATCTGCGGACGTTGCAGCCGGTCACCGGCACCAACATTGACACCGCGACCGCGCGAACTGTTATATTTTCCACCACTACATTTGTAACCACAGTCGGCATCAAGTGGCTCGCGCCATCGGTGCCGATAACCTTGCAGCGCAGCGACGACGGCGTGACATGGGTTACGATCCAAAACGAGACGCCGACAGCTGTATCAGGTGAGTGGACGTGGTTCGATCTCACAAGCAGCGTAGCCGCGCTCTATTTCCGCGTGGTTGCTACCAGCGGCACCCTCACATTTAGTCAAGTCTATCTGGCAAACACGCCCACCGAGATACCGCTCGCACGGTTAAACCGGGACGACTACACAAACCTGCCTAATAAGAGTTTCCAGTCAAACCGCCCACTGCAATTCTGGTTTGACCGCCAAGTAGATTTTCCCGTGATGCACCTGTGGCCGGTGCCGAACCTGCAAGCCGAGGTGCAGCAGATCGTGCTTTGGCGGCAGCGTTACATCATGGACGTCGGTAGCATGACCCAAGAGATCGAAGTGCCGCAGCGGTGGTATGAGGCGCTTGTGGCTATGCTGGCGGCGCGGCTGGCGATGGAGTATCTTGAGGTCGATCCTGGCATGATCCCTATGCTCGATGGCAAGGCCAAGGAGTCGCTGTACTTCGCGCAGCAAGAAGAGCGCGACGACAGCCCGATGAATATTTTGCCCAACATTTCGATGTACACGGCCTGATGCCTGTCGAGGGCTTCCTTGATACGCGCGGGAAGCAGTGGCTGGCTATTGGCCTGTGCGACCGCTGCAAGCGAAAGTTCCCCCTTGAGGAGCTGTTTAGCGACCGCAACATTCCGGGCCTAAAAGTTTGCCGCGACGATAACGACGAATACGACCCATACCGCTTGCCGTCGCGACCAGGTGAGCAGATTGCGTTGCTACATCCTCGTCCCGATGAGGCGCTGAGTTAATGCCGATGTTCCTCAACACGCGCGGCAACACGTCGCTTGGCATTGGGATCTGCAGCCGATGCAGCCGAAAGTTTCCGCTGCACATGCTGCAACCAGACACGAACTACCCCGGCCTGCGCGTGTGTGCCGCCGATTTGGACCATGTTGACCCCTACCGCCTGCCTGCGCGGCAGACTGAAAAAATAACGCTGCCCTTCACCCGCCCGGACCTTCCGATACCTACAAACCCCGTTGGGTTTATCTCAGAAGACGGTGATGACTTTATCATCACCGAGGATGGCGATGACTTTTTGCTCTTCCAAGGAGCCGATTGAGCCATGTCCGTTCCTACAAATCTAATTCCGACGCGCGTCACCCAGCTTCCCGAATATACTGGGTCCAGCACGCTGGGCTACGTCCCATATGTCCTCGGCGGCGTTACCTACAAGGTCTTGTTTGCGAACATTGCTGCGGTGGGCGCTGTTCCGTCAACGCGTGTTATTGCATCTGGAACCGGCCTGAGCGGCGGCGGTAATCTGTCTGCCGATAGAACAATATCTATCACGCCAGGTGGCGTCGATTACACAGAACTGGCGTTGAGCGGCGTTGTTGCGGGGACTTACGGGTCTGGCGCGAATGTTCCCGTGCTGACGGTCGATGACAAGGGCCGTGTTACCAGTGCGACGACGGCGTCCCTGACTGTCACGGGCTTTGTGCCGACATCGCGCACCGTGGCGACGGGTAACGGCTTGATCGGCGGCGGGTCGCTGTCGTCCAACTTGGTATTGAGCGCGAATTATTATGCACTCGCTCCTGAATCATTAGGCACTGCCTCGGCGGGTGCCTCAAATGCCATTGCGCGAGGCGATCACGTCCACCCAGCCGTTGATCTTTCAAGCGCAAGTCAAACCCAAGGCGCGCTCCCCTTGGGTCGCGGCGGCACCGGCGATGCATTATCCCCTGCTGCCGGTGCCGTCGCGTACTCTACTGGGAGTAAGTTCGCTCTCTCAAGCATTGGCACCAGCGGACAGGTGCTTGTTTCAAACGGTGCTAGCGCGCCCGGTTGGCTGACACTTACCGGCACCGGTACGGTTACCAGCATTGATGTCAGCGGCGGCACGACGGGTCTAACGACTAGCGGCGGGCCTATTACGGCGGCGGGTACCATCACGATTGCTGGCACCCTCGGCGTTGCCAGTGGCGGCACGGGCGCCACAACGGCGGCGACAGCGCGCACGGCGCTTGGTGCCACTGCAGTCGGCGACGCGGTGTTCGTTGCGGTTGATGCGCTGGCCGCGCGCACGGCTATTGGCGCTGGAACGGTAAACAGCGTCGGCGGCTCCGGCGCAGTCAACGGCATCACGCTGACCGGCGACGTGACGTCGAGCGGCGCGCTGGCACTCGGCGGGACGCTTGCGGGCATCGCCAATGACCAGCTGGTCAACTCAGGCGTGACAGTCAACGGCGCGTTTACCAGCCTCGGCGGCAGCGTTTCGGTCGGCACCGTCACCAGCGTTGCAGCTCTGACGATTGGCACAGCTGGCACTGATCTTGCGTCTTCCGTCGCTACCGGCACGACCGCGCCGGTTATCACTCTCAATGTCCCAACTGCATCTGCCGCCAACCGAGGCGCGCTGTCTGCGGCTGACTGGGTGGCGTTTAACAGCAAGACGACTAACACCGGCACCGTCACCAGCGTTGCAGGTTCAGGCACAGTCAACGGACTAAGCCTCTCCGGCACAGTTACCACCGCTGGGTCTCTCACGCTTGGCGGCACTCTGTCAGGCGTATCGCTGACCACGCAGGTTTCGGGTACGTTGCCCATCGCCAACGGCGGTACGGGTGGGACGACTGCGGATGCGGCACGCACGAACCTGGGCGGCACCACGCTCGGATCAAACCTGCTAACTATTGCCAACCCCTCGGCAGTGACATTCCCGCGATTTAACGCCGACAACACGGCGTCCTCTCTCGATGCAGCGGCGTTTCGCACGGCTATCGGCGCCGGCACAAGTTCAAACACCGGCACCGTCACCAGTGTCGCGGGTACGGGAACCGTCAACGGGATCAGCCTGACAGGCACAGTTACCACCGCTGGCAGTCTGACCCTCGGTGGCACTCTGTCAGGCGTATCGCTCACCACGCAGGTAACCGGCACGCTACCCGTCGCCAACGGCGGCAACGGCGGCACAGCGGTGCCAACGGCGGGAGCCGTCGCGCACGGCAACGGCACCGCCTACGCATTTACCGCCGCCGGGCTGGCGGGCCAGATACTGGTATCGACGGGGTCAACTGCGCCGGTATTCGGCGGCATTAACGGAGGAACTTTCTAGTGGCACAATCCGGCTTCACGCCCATCCAGCTTTTTCGCAGCGCAACCGCCGCCGCCGTACCCACAGGTGCCAGCCTCGTTGCGGGCGAGTTAGCCATCAACACCGCCGATGAGCGGCTGTTTTTCACCAACTCGGGCGGCACGGTTCAGCTCCTCGCATCGTCGGCGGCGGCGGCGGGGTCTTTTGTTACGGTTGCAGCCACAACCAGCGTCACCACACCGCTAGTCACTAACGCGGGTACGCTGGCGCTGACGGCCACCGGGGCTAATATCGTATCGGTGGCGACTAATGGCGCTGAACGTATGCGTATCAC